GAAGATATTATCGCATTCTTCAACATCAGGATGAACCAAATAAGATTTAAGTGTTTTAATGGTTTTGATATAATTTATAACATCAAAGACCATTAGAAAAATTTTGACATCTCTAAAATATGTTTGTATTAATTTGGCATATCTTTCTTGTCCAGCAGTATCCCAAATGTCAATGCAAAATTCATCATTGTTTTGTGTTTTATTAATTTTTAACAAATTAAAAGAACACAAAATTGTTGTATTAGGCACATATTTTACATCTGGATTTAATAATTTATTAACCATGGTTGTTTTACCACAACTAGATTCACCAACAGTAACAACTTTTATTGCTGTTACTCTGCTAATGTTATAATAATTCATTATTATATCACTTAATTATATAATAAATTCAATATATAATGATACATGCAAAATGTTAATTTTTCAATTATTTTTGACATTTATATGGACACATGGCATATACATATCTATAATAGCGAATAATATTGTGAGTATAAGTGGAATTTTTACTATTTCCATGACATCAACTTGTTTATTGAGGATATAATAAGATGTTAGATATGCCAATATGAAGAACAATACATATTTTATTAGATTGTTACCTTTTAGAATTTTTTGTTTATTCATTTATATATTGTATAAATATTTTAATTTGTTTAAAATATTCATTGAATTTAAATACTTGGTATGAATTCCCATTTTAGTTCTCCACATATACTTTCCCATATTTTATCTTGTGCTCTTAATTTTTCTCTAGATTTTAGCAAAGGGAAACATATGATGAATTCATCAAGTTCTAATAATTGACAAAATTTATGAAGAACATATGAATAACTGAGAAAATTGAATCTATCTTTTGGGCAATGTTTTTCGAAAGGTATTTGTATTTGTTTGAACATGGATCTCAAGGTATCTTCAGTGTCTCTATTGATCGATGGTGGAGGTATTCCACTTAATTTGCTGATGATGTGTGTAGTATGTTCATAATATCCGGTGAGACTTAATTTTTTGAGGATGAGTTTCATGAAACTGAATCTCATATATGGGAAATATAATTTTTTGAGGTTATAAAATTTATTTTTATGTAATTCATTGAGAATGAGATCATATATTTCTTTTGGAATATCAGTTGATTCTTTAGCTTGGAATTGACTTAACCATTCATTGAAATGATTTATTCTTTTGTATGGATATCCAGGCTTTTCTGGGATATTATCTTTATAATTTGGTTTTTCACTTTCAATGATTACATGTTCTGTTTCTCCACATTGATCACACACATAATTACCTTCTGATTGGAAGAGTATTTTTTCATTACCGCATTGCGAACAATATTTTATTGGATTAAAATGTTTTTTGGATTTTTGATTATTTGCGATACCGATCATAGTTTTATAATTTTCTAGATAATCTGCTCTTGAGTCATCTTTTTTAATGGGGGTATTATTAGTGTCTCCAAATTGTATTTTAGGTTCTGTTGAGAAGAAAGTTGTTATGTCAGCAGTATTTACGAAATTATTTTTTTTCTTTTTTTTTCTGAATGTTTTTTTAATTTTTTTATTTTTAAGATTTAGTAGATTTAATTTATCAAGTGGATCTAATTTCTTTTCTCCGAGTGGGTTTTGTTTAATGATATTTGGATCGATGATACACCCACTACTTTTGCTATCATTACTATTATTATCATTATGATTACTATGATTATCACCATTTTCAAGTTTATCATAATAATCCATTAATATTTCGGCAGTTTTGCTGTAATAATCTGTTTCTGATTTATTGAATTCTATATCATGTATTTCATCTTCAAGATTTTTAATGTCAGATTTGAGCATAGATTTATTTTTGATATCATCATTAGTGAGTTCTGTGGGATTTTTTGCATATAGATTTTCCAATTGTTTTTTTATTTTATCTAATTTTAATTTTTTTTTTGGAAGTAATTGTTTTCTTTTTCTGAATTTTTGGACATGATTTTTGTGTAATTCATCTAATGTTTGTATATTTGCCGTATGGCGTATTTTTGATGGTTTAACTTTGAAAACTGACATTATAATTTTATATTATATTAGATATATCTATCGTGTATTTTTAAGTGGTTTGAAATGCGCAAATTATAATATTATTAAATATTATATTTGATAATGTCAGGAGGATTAATTCAATTAGTAGCATATGGTGCGCAGGACGTTTATTTAACAGGAAATCCACAAATAACATATTTTAAAATAGTTTACCGTAGATATACAAATTTTGCAATAGAATCTATAGAACAGCCATTTGTGGGTGACGTAAATTTTGGGAAAACATTAACAACAGTATTATCTAAGAATGCAGATTTGATAAGTAAAGTATATGTCAAGATAATTTTAAATCCAGTTGAATCACAATTGTCAAATAATTTTGCATGGGTGAGAAGATTAGGTCATGCTTTATTGCAACAAATAGAAGTTGATATTGGTGGTACAACAATAGATCGTCAATATGGCACTTGGTTAGATATATGGTATGAATTGGCGAGAAATGGTGATCAAGACAGAGGATATGCAAATATGATAGGAGATGTATCAGAATTAACAAATTATGACAATTCAACAAAGCCACAATATACATTATTTATTCCATTGCAATTTTGGTGCAATAGATATATTGGATTAGCGATACCATTGATAGCTTTACAATATACTGATTTAAGATTTTATGTTACTTTGGCGGCAAAGGAGACTGTGATTGTGAAGGATATTAATTTTGATGATACTGGTGTTACGATTCAAGATGCTACATTATTGATAAATGTTGTATATTTAGATACAGAGGAAAGAAGAAGATTTGCGCAGGTTGGACATGAGTATTTGATTGAACAAGTGCAATATAGTGGTATAGAACAAGTGATTACTTTAGTGAATACATATCAATTAAATTACAATCATCCAACCAAGGAGATAGTATGGGCGATGAAGAATGGAAATTACACAACACAACAGAGATTTGTTTATTATACGAATAGTGACAAATGGTATGAAAAAAATGTGAATACTGGAATAACGCCAATTGATAGTGCTGCAGAGAAGATATTATTAGAATCTATTTCGGTGAATTTTGATCCTACTGCGATTGCTGGTGGAATATGGGTTGAATTATTAGGAGGTAATTTATTTGGCACATATAACAATATAAATGTGAGAAATGCGAGTAGTGTTCCGGTATATATAAATGCGAATAGTTTAGCATCTGGTGCATATGGGATTACGAGTCAGATTAGTGCAGATGTGGTAATAAATACTGATCAGAGTATAACTGTATTGGACATATCATCAACTTTGAGTGTGAGGGATTTTAGTATACCATGGTCATTGTTGGTTGACACAAGATATAATCCAGTGGATCCTTTAGTTAATCAGTTTAGTAATTATGGGGTATTGATTGACGGTACGATTAATCCTGTGCAGACTGGATTGATTCAGTTTAATGGTCATGATAGGTTTGATGTGCAAGATGGTGCATATTTTAATTATGTGCAACCAGATGCATATCATTCGAATACACCAAAGGATGGGATAAATGTATATTCATTTGCACTATATCCTGAGCAGCATCAACCATCAGGGACAGCAAATTTATCAAGAATCGAGAAGTCGACATTAACGATAGCATTTAATGATCCGACACAGACATCAACGAATCCGAGTATAAATTTTTTGAATTCGAGCAATCAATTATATATTTATGGGACTAATTATAATATTTTAAGGATAATGTCAGGATTAGCTGGGTTGGCATATACAACAGTATAAATAAAAAATTGAAAATGGAAGTATTTGTTGAACATGTGAAATTGATTAATTATGCAAAAATGGATAATGAATTAGTATGTGATGTGTGTTATAAGAAAAGATATAATGGTTTTAAATATTGCAAGTCATGTAAATGTGCAAATGAAACATGTGGTAATATGCGCAAGACAAATGGATTTTACGATTATATTGGTTTTTTTGATGGTTGTGGTGATTGTAATTGTGGGATGAATGGTTGTGGAAATATTAGGTTACTAGACAAATTTAATTGTGAAAAACATGATAAATTATAAAAACACAAAATTTTTTTATACAAAATTGAAAATATAAATAATTATGAATTTTAGATATATGATAGTTATTTATGGATATTTTGGAGGAGTAGATATTTGAGTTTATCAAAAGATATGATTATGATGAGAATAAGATAAGGAATATGTGCAATATTGAAAAAAATTATGATTTAATGATTGGATGTATTGATATAGACATTGATTACAATGATGATGAATTATTATATTATGTGGGAATGTATAATGCAATAATAAATAAATTTGATGAGGCAATAAAATTTTATAGATTAAGTGTTGAATTAGGAAATGATGATGGCGTGAATAATTTGGGATGCATGTATGATATTGAAACGAATATTAATATTAAGAAGAATATGAATGAAACAACAAATGATGCAGATATAA